GCGAATCTATCTCGGTCTCGGTGTAGTAGCGCGTATCGTGAGTATGCGAGTCGTCGGACACTACCGCAGCGATAGACACGTTCCCGGTCCCGTCGAAGGCCGCCGAGGTCCCGGTAACGTCACCCGTTAGTGAGATGGTCCGGCCGGTGGCCAGCTTGGTCGATGCGACCGCGCTAACTGACACGGCGCGCTCGTCGGTAAGCGTGGTAGCGGAGATGTCGGCCGCGGCTGCGGGAACTACGACAGTGGCGACGAGAGCGTAGGCCGCCCAAGAGCCATCGGGTCCCGGAGCGCCCGCGCCCGGCGTCCCCTTCATGTAGTAGACATCTGCCCGGCCGGTGGTCAGTGCGTCGTAAGGGTCGTCGCGGACGACAAGGTAGACCTCGTCGGTACGGCTCAGCGAGGGGTCAGCGGCGTCGAGGGTGACGGCGAACGTGGCCGCGGTCAGCCGGACAACGTAGTTACCCTGGCCGGGGTCCGTACCTTCGATAACGAAGTAGTCGGTCTTCGCAGCGCCCGAGCCGAGGGTGATACTCATGCCTGTCGACTTGGCCGGAATGAAGGCGTCAGCCGGTGAGAGAGCGCCCTCGGACAGGGTGACGAACGGGAAGCGGGCCTCCTCGGCGGTCAGGTCTGAGACCGGAGTCCCGGCGAAGTCTTCCCTCGCCCCGATGACGTTTACGCCTAAGGAGGCGTCTAAGTATGCACTAGCCATTATTTACCTCCTAGAGGCTCGTATCTCGGTGCGTGACGACACAAAGGGCGTCCACGCTTGTACCTGTGACCTCGAACCTGAGAGCGTTGTCTCCCGGTGCAAGAGCAAAGGGTGTCCTAGGTAGGACCCAGTCGCCGTAGCGGCTGGAGCCGTCCAAACTTACATAGGGGTCGTCCCCTGTGTCGGCCGTAACGATTCGCCGCATATCGGCCGTGAGAATCTGGCCGGTAATAATCGTCGTCTCGAACTCGGTTACCTGGCCGGTGGTCACGTTCGTCAGCTTGACGGCCGTTACCGTCCCGGTGGTAGGGCCGTAGAACCGGAGCAGCGGGTAAGAGTTGAAGTCGCCGTTATTGGTTACGATGGCCTCGGCTGACGTATCTACGGAGAAGTCAACCGGGAAGTCGAAGTCGAGGTCTGACCCGCCGCCCGAGCCGTCGTAGACGCCGAGGGTCTCGTTTTGCTGGGTTACCCCGTAGACGCGGGGGTCCGCTGCCTTGAGGCGTACAAGAAGGGGTCGAGCGCCGAAGGCTACGTCGGGAGTTTGCTTGATGGCCCGACCTATGCAGCGCGCCCATACAAAGGACTCACTCTGCCCCGGCAGCTTGAAGTAGAGTCGTTCGGGCATGGTCGAGCGCTGGAAGACTTCGGCGGCCGCGGCGAGGGTGTCGGCGAGTGCCTGGCTCTTAGCGACCCCCTTGGCGACTAGTTCTAGCGTAATGGTCTTGCCCGCCACTCGATGCAGTCCCGGAATGTCTCCATCTCCGCGCGGTATAGGGGTGTCGCCTAGCGATGCGTCGAAGTCCTGCAGCCCATCAATTGACTTGATGCCTAGCGCAGTAGACCCGCCGAAGGTGAGACCTCGAAAGCTCATTTCGTAATCGTTGAGTGCCATGACTTACGCCGCCCCCCTCTTCATGAGTTCCCAGCCGATAGTTTTCGCCACTTCATGCGGGTCGCCGCCCTGCATGGTTACGCTGATGTGCTGCTGTGCGTCTGTGTGGTGCGTGGTGGTCCCTCCGCCCTCTACCCTGACGGCGGAGAGAACGTCGTTAGAGATGCCCTTGAACCCTGCCATAGCGGCCGGGGACTTCATGCCCATAGCTATGCCCTGGGTCATAGGTACGCCAACCATCTTGGCCATGACCCGCGAGGGGGAGCGGATATCGAGCTCCTTCCGCATAGACGATGTCGCCCTCGCCGCCACAGTGGCATTAGCGGCCGCCAGGTCGGCGAGCGCCTTGGGAGATGTGAGACCCGCAGCTAAGCCTGACGTAGCGGCCGTGCCGAAACTTGCGTACTGCCTCTCAAGGTCAAACCCCAGGCTCGGGTCAGTCACGGCCTCTCGGAGAATGTCCCGATACTCCGGCCCCATCTTCTGCGCCATCGCGGCCAGGTTCGTAAACCCGAGCGCCTCGGCCTCGGCGAGGTCGGCGTAGTACTGCTCGTACTCGGCCGACGAGATGGTCAGGTTCTCCAGAAGCTCGGCCGCCGATAGCTCGATTGCATCCGGTATCTTCCCGAAGTCGTCAATCATGCCAGCGATTGAGTCGGCGTTAGCGGCCGCAATCTGCTGCATGGAGGGGCCAATATCGTCGCCGAGGTCTACGACGGACTCGCCGAGGTCGCCAACTGCGGCGGCGGCAGCCTCCATTTCTACATTCCATGAGTCGTGAATCTCGTCGGCCGCTATCCCGAAGGCGTCCTTCATTTCCCTTGTTGAAATATTGGCGTCGTCGGTCGTCTCGGCGTACCCCATCATGGTCGCCTTGACGTTCGCCAGCCCCTCATCGGTCAGACCCGCCGCGGCCGTCATGGCGTCGAAGGCTTCCTTCGTAAGGTCGCCCTCCCTGGCCAGGTTCATAGCAGCGTTCGCCAGGGCGAGGGCCGGGTCCGCCCCCTCGGAGAGCTTCTTATTGAGGTAGTCCATAGACTCGGCGTAGCGCAGGGCCTGCTTGCTACCCTCGTCGCCGAAGATGGCCCCCAGGGAGGTTATGCCCCGAGAGACCAGAGAGATGTAGTCAGCGGCGACCTTGAAGACCTTGACGAGGACCTCGCCGATAACCTTCGCGGCCGGGCCGATGTTCTCTACCATGCCTCCGAGAGAGGCGGAGAACTCCTGCATGGCGGGAAGTGCCGCCTCAACAATCGTCTCGCCCAGCGGAATCAGGCCGGACTTGATGGACTCCTTCATCTTGCTGAACTTGACGGCGGCAGTATCCTCCATGATGGCCCAGCCGTCCTCTAGGGTCCCCTGGGCCTGGCCCATCTGACCGTAGATTTCCGAGATTTCCGCGCCTGACGTTCCGATAACGGCGGCCGCAGCCTTGATGGCCTCGCCGTCCTCGAAGACTTTGCCCATCCATTCGGTCTGGCTTGTGCCGTTGGCTGCGAAGGCTGCGTCGAGCTTCTGAAGGCTTCCGGGGAGGTCCTCGGCCATCATCCTCTTGAACTCTTCGCTCGACACGCCGATTTCGCGCAGCTTCTCAATGGCCATTTCGGAGGGCTTGACGAGCTTACGGAGGATGCCGCCCATACCCGTCCCGGCCTTGTTAGCGTCGCCGAACTTCCGGGTCAGGAGGGCCAGGGTACCGGCCATGTCGTCGTAGGACATATTGACGAGAGCCGCACTCGCGGAGTTCTCGTTCATAATCTTGCCGAGGGCGGCCGGGTCAGCCTTGGCAAGCTTGGCCGCCATTGCGATGCGGTCGAACGCACCAGTTCCGTCAAGGCCGAAGTTGGTCATGGCGGTCGTCGCCGTATTGGCGAGTTCCTCCATTGTCCCGAGGCCCATTGCGCTCGCCTTCGCCGTTTCCTCAAGGGTGGATATGGCGACGGAAGTCTCTAGCCCGGCCGACTTCAGGAAGAAGAGACCCTCGGAAGCCTCCTTCGCGGAGACCCCGAACTGCTTGCCCATTCCGAGTGCGGCCCCTTCCAGTTCCTTCATCTCGGCCTTAGGGACTCCGACGAGGGCCTCAATCTGGGCCATGCCCTTCTCGAAGTCGACGAACATCTTGCCAGCGACTAGGGCCGTCCCGGCTGCCGCCAGGCCGAAGCCCATAAGAGCCTTCTTGGCGACGCCGCCCGCCTTCTTAAGGCCGCCCGACATATTGCCAGACTTGGTCTCTACCGCCTGCATGCCCGCGAGGGCCTGGCCGACTTCGGCGCGGATAAGTAAGACTAGCTCGTCAGCAACTACGGACACGCGGCCTTACCTCCATAGAATAGGGGCCTCGCCGTGAGGGGTGTTCCCCTTATGCCTAGCTCCGGCCGAACATAGAGAAGAGGCCCCCTGGAGGGAGCCTCTGGTCTAGCGCTGTCTTTCGATGCGCCATAGTTCTAGCAGCGTGAATATGTCCGCTGCGCTTGTCTCGTCGTAGTCCTCGAAGGTCCAGCCCATTCGCTCACAGACGCGCGCCCGGATGGCTTCATACGGCGGGCCGCTGCCCTCGCCTACAGAGGCTAGGACAACCTCCCGCCCTACTCTTCCCCCAGTTTTCCGAGGTCCTCCATGACCGCCTTTACGGTCGTATTGAACTCGCTGCGGGCGAGGTCTTCCCAGGCCTCGGGGTCCGAAGGTTCGCCCTCGAACGGCCAGGCCGTCACGAAGACCGCCAGGTTTGAGATGATGCCGTCCATGTCGCCCGACGAGCCGAGCAAGCCCTTCAAGGCCCGCACCGGCATGTCGGAGTTGTACTGGATGTCGCCCTTCTCGGTCGGTACTGTTCTGATAACGGTCGCACTCACTTCAGTTCCTCCTACGCGCTCTGCTCGGTCTCGACAACGGCCCCGGAAATCTCGAAGCTCATAGAGAGCTTGCTCAGGTCTTCGTAGGGGAAGTCGATAGAGCGGGACTTGATGACGGCGGTGAAGCTGACATCTCGAAGCCCGACCCCAGCCCCTTCAGGCTGAATCGACAGGGTCGCCGAAGCGCCCGGCTGCATAGCCTCCCACGCGGCACCCCAAGCGCCCGTAGTGTCGAGGGCGGTGTAGGTGCCGTTACCGTCGAGCAGCCCGGCCTGCTTGGTCTTGTTATCCGCCCCGTAGACGGTGTCGTCGAGAATGTCGGCGCTCTCCTCATAGCTGATGCTCCGGCCATCGCCAGAGATGTCAACCGAGTTGAACGTAACCACTACGCTCTTGCCACGATATGCGGCCATGTCCTACCTCCTGGGTAGTCGGGACCCGGCCTCGGGCATGCCTAATAGAGAGGCTGCCCCTTACGGGGTCTTACGGTGTTCCCCTTATGCCTAGCTCCGCTACTTGGAGCGCTCCCACTCAAGGCGGAAGTGGACGGCGTATAGTTGCGAGTCGGTCTCGTAGAGGCTCATGACCCCTAGAGGCGAGATGTTCGTCGTCGAGTAGCCGTCAGTGGTGGTTAGCTTGGCGTCAGTCAGCGCCGAGACGATGACCGACGTATACGCCAGGGCGTCGGCGAGGTCCTGGTCGTATGCGACCATCGGCCAGTTAGAGCGCAGGACCTTCAGCGACCCGCCCCCAGTTGTACCCGTTACCCGTTCGACATCTTGTCGGTAGGTGACAAGGGGTGGCTCGGCGCTCTTGATGAGTGGCGAGTCGTCCCCAGTAAAGACATGGAAAACGTCGACATCGGTGTGCCCGCCAGTGTCCAGTGCCGCCCTCAGGGCGGTGTACATGGCCTGCCAGTGTGCTTTATAATCCATGCGCTATCCTCCGGGCGGGAGTAGTCCGCCGACTTCTAGGGCCGCCTTCTGCAGGCCTCGGGAGGCCAGGACAAGGTCGCCTGCGGGCTTCAAGAACGGCCGGGCGGCCATCTTGAAGGTGCCAATTTCTAGGTATATGGGGGTCTCGGGCTTGTCGCCGTTGCGGTCGACAACCACTACAGCGTCCTTGCGGCGCTCGGCCCTTATGGATTCCTTAGTCTTCCCTGTGTCCTTCGCTACTAGGTCCTTGGCGACCCGGACAATGTCCTGCGCGACGGCGTCCTCGATGCGCTTAGCCTGCACAACCAGCCCGGCCTGGTGCTGCTTGAAGCGCGCGAAGAGGCGCTCTAACCCGATGACCTCGATAGAAACCGTGTTTCCGGTCCCGTACCCGCCAGCGGGGGAGAACGAAGAGCCTGCGGGGCCGGGCACTACTTGACTACCTCGGCCATGGCAGAGACGCAGGTATCCCAGGTACGGGCTTTAACGTCTTCGACCTGGAGCGTAATCGTCCCCCAGATTATGAAGTCCTCGTCCTGTAGGTCAGTGCCGACCGGCATGCGAACGGTCCACTTCTCCAGGAGGAGCGCTCGACCGGCCTGCCCGCCCATGACCTGTACCTGCGCCTGCGTTATGCGCGCGGGGACGGCCGACGCCACGGTAGAAGGGGTGCCGGTAGTCGCCCCTCCGAAGCCGTCGCTCGTCAGAGCGCGCCGCTTGATGGTGACGCTCTCAGGCATGGCGGCCTCTTGGGTAGCTCGAAGCTGCCCGAGTTCATAGTCGCTCAAGGGGTGCATTAGGGGAGGCCTCCGCCTAGCTCGATGTAGTCTTCCCAGGCGTTCGAGGTCTCGTCGCCAGGGTCGACCGGACGGCCGACGCTCATCGTCAGCGACCCGGCCATTGCGGCGTACCGGGAGGCCTGCTCTAGGTAGTGCTGAAACATCTGCGAGCGGGTGAAGCTGGCCCCCTCGGCCTTGAAGTCGTAGCCGTCTGCAACCATCCCGGCCTTCTCGCGCCAGCATTCGGCGGCGGCCCGGTATATGTCGACAGTGGTGGTGTAGAGGTCGTCGGTCGGGGCGTAGCCATCGTCGTCCTTCAATAGTGCTACCTCGCCCGCAATCTCGTCCAGTCGGGCGTCGGTAATCATTCGGTCGGCGGTGGCCTTGTGAGCCTCGCCAGCCATGCGCCCCAGCCGTGTTAGCTGCGCTGCGGTCAAGTTCGCCATCATTCCTCCGATAGTAGAAGAGGCCGGGCCGAGAAGGCCCGACCTCTACCTAGTTCGTGTGCGGGTGGATTAGGCCGATGCCGGGGCCACGCTGCCCTTGCCCTCGTAAGAGACTGCGGTAGCCGCTGCGGTGGCCTCCGTGAACTCGCCGAGCTTGACTTCGTCGCCGCTCAGTGCCGTCGCCTCAGCGATAGCCGAGATGGTGGTCCCGTCAAGCGTAATCTGGTTGTCGCCATTGCCGAGGGCGAGGGTCGCTACGTCGAGGGTTACCCCTGCGACCGCTACCCCATCGACCATACCGTTAGCTACGACAACGTCGCCAGTAGCAATAGAAAGCTCGAATCCGTCGAGTGCTGCCATGTTCTTGTTTCCTCCTTTAAAGGTGTCGGGGGCTAAGGCCTCGGGGTTATAAAGGCCCCGAGGCCTTAGCTAGTTGCCTAGTGGCTTACTGCTCGGGCCGGACAACGGCGAAGGGGAAGTCTTCGCCAGAAGCGAGGACGGTACCGTCGGCGGTTTCGTCAGCGATGACCTTGAAGCCGTAGCGAGCAGTCACTCGCAGAGCAATCATGTCCGACTCCATGAGGGAGTAGACCACGTTGCCCGCGCCGTCGGTGATGACGCCCTGGTCGAAAATCTTGTAACGGATTCCCTGCCGGGTGCCGACCACTGCCTGCGTGAAGTCGCCCATGACGAGATGCGCTGAAGCGGGGACCCAGATGTCCTTCTTCGTGAAGGAAATCGGGACTCCGAAGAGCGAACCAGGAACACCCGCGGAGACAGCGTCGCCGAAGATGTACCGGCCGTCCAGGTCCTTCAGGTTACGCAGGCGGCTCTTGAAACGAATGTAGGCCAAGGCCCCAGTCGGTTCGTAGCCGTCGTCTTCGAGAGCCTGAAGAGCGCCGTCGGCGGTGGTCGCCCCGGTGCCGCTCAGGAGTTCCAGAAGCTCATCGTCGGTCGGGTCAGCGTCTTCGGTGAAGACGTTAGCGGCCGTAACCGCATTCGGGACAATGTCCGTACCCAGGGTGCCCCAGGCGGCGGGCTTGTCAATCCCGAAGATGGCGGCCGCGTCGAGCTTCTTGCCGATGGCAGTCTCGATAGCGGGCTTGTAGAGGTCGAAGATGTCGACACTCGCGTCGTCCTGCACGTTCTCGTCCAGGGGGACGATGACTGCAAGCTCGGCGGCGCTGATGGTCCATGTCAGCGAAGACATGGCAGGGGCGTCGGTCGACTTCCGAGCGCCCTCGCCGACCCAGAAGACATTAGCGCCCGAGACTTCGGCCTCGGTAAGCTGCACGCTCTGCGATGACATAGGACGGCTCCGGCCGTATGACTGAATGAGGGATGCTTCCGCAGCGCCTCGTAGAAGGGTCTCAGAGACCTCGTCGGGGAGCAGGATGCTATTGACATCGCCCCGCTGTACTCGTGCCATTATTGGCTACCTCCAAAGGTAAAGAGTCTTGGGTAATTCCTATCGCCGGATTGCGCCTCTGACCGCCGCGTTGAACTGGGTCCCTACGGTCCCGGTCTTACCGCGAGTGCCGCGCACTCCTGCGTCGCCGTGAGTACCGTCTCCGCTTGCCTCGCCTGCGAGGGCCGGATACAGTTCTACGAGCTTGTCGAAGTTGTGTCCTTCGACTTCCCCCGTCTTGGGGTTTGCCTTACCCAGGAGGCCTTGCTCCTTGGCGGCGAGGTAGGCCAGCCCGAGGTCTACTATCCCTCGTTCTGTCGCTTCCTCTCTGAAGTCGGCCTTAACGGCCGTCTCCGAAATCTGTGCTTCGAGTGCTGCGATGCGGGCGTCCCGCTCCGTCAACTTCTCGCTTGCCGACTTGTCGGCGTCGGCCTGTGCCTGCTTGATGGCCGCCAACTCGACCTCGGCCTCTCGGGCCTTGGCGAGGTCTGCCTTCAGCTTGGCCTCGGACCTGCGCTGCGCCTTGATGGTCTTCAGCGCCCGTTCCTTGTCGTAGTCGTCTTCGTCTTCGTCTTCGTCTTCGTCGCCGGTTTCGTTGATGGCGGCCTCGGCGGCTGCGGCCTCGGCGGCTAATTCTTCTGCTGTCTTGGGCATTCGGGGTCCTCCTTGAGTCACTCCGCTCGCGCGACGGGCTTCCCGCCGTCGTACTTATGCCTAGCTCCGCTATAGTGCGGGGCATAGGAAGGAGGCCCAAAGTTGGATACCAAGAAGCTCCGGGCCGACGTAATGGCCGACTTGGATGCGTCGAGGAGGCGCGCGGAAGCGCTAGAGCAGGTCCTCCGAGGTCTCGACATGCTCGGGCCGGAGGCCCCGGTCGTGGTCGGGAAGATACCTCGACTCGGTAAGGCGGCCTGCCCGGATTGCGACTTCGTCGCCAAGGGTCCGCAAGGACTCTCGGCTCATCGCCGCTCCCAACATGGATACGTCAAGCCATAAGGCCTAGGCTGCCCCGCATCGGGCCGCCATCTAGCCCAGGCGCGAAGAAACCCCCTGCCCCGGTAGTCGGGGAAGGGGGTTTCTTTTGTTCGATTCTAGAGGCTCTCAGCGCCTCTCTACCGACTAGAACTCTGGCCGGTGCGTCGGGCCGGTTGGTTTGCGAGTGGTCACTGACAGTCTCCGCAGTCGCATAGACGGAATGGCCAGGTACAGTAGTCGCTCCTGAACCCGGCGAGGGCGGCCTCTAGTCGACGCCGTAAGTCCGGGCGTAGCGCCAGCGCTTCCCGTAGGTCGGCTTCTTTAGCTGCCGCCAGTGTGCGGATAATGTCGTCCACGGTTTCTCCTTCCTACCACTTCATAGCGCATATAGGGCCGATGCCCGCTGCGATGGAGTCTGCATCTTCGAGCATCCGGCCGCAGGAGCCGCAGACTCCCCAGAGTTTACCGTAGGCCTTCTGCGCCTCGAACGGGTTCGCCAGGATGGCCCGTAGTTCGTCCTGTATCGCTCCCTCGTAGCGAGCGCTGGCCTCGGGGCCTTGCTTGCCGTAGGTCTTGCGAGAGCCGTACTCAGCGCCGTCTGATACGAAGGTCCATCCATGCCACCTGCTCGCCTTCGTCGGCCGGGCGACCCGGACCTTGAGGCGGGTCCCGCCTCCGGGTACTGCGTAGTAGCCGGAAGGGAGCGCTGAGAGGTCGATGTCGCTAGCCGCGGCTGCCTTGGCCTCGGCCTTGCGCTTGCGTCCGGCCTCGACCTTGTTCCGCATGGAGATGGCGGCCGCTTCCTGCTTGGGGGAGATGCTGCCGCGCTGGGCGTACTGCTTGGCGAGGGAGACAGCGAACTCGCTCCATGTCTGCTTCGCCAGCCACTCGGCCAACTCGTCGAGGTCGTTCTCTTCCTCGTCTTCGACCTGCGGAGCGGTACCATTGCGGGCTTCCTCGACTGCGTCGACGGCCAGGAGTCCGGCGTTGATGAGTGCGTCCACTGCCTTATGCAGCGGGTGCCACCGATTCCA